TCAAACCTCCCTGCACCACCACGACTGCGCATACAGGCAGCCGTCGATTTCCTCCAGACCACTCAGCGTGAAAGCGTTGGTCGCCATACCTGACAACCTGGCATCCATCAGCGGAAGAAGCGGCACCGCATCGAGCGGCATGCCAGCCGGACGGATTTCAGCAATGTCACTTGTCCGGTTGAGCTGCTCGCACATCTGGTTTCTGATGTTGATGTCACCGCGAATGCCGACCGTTTGCCGGATCGCCTTCCACTCCCGGGCGACACCCTTCTCTCTCATGCGCGTAATAAGGAAGTACATGGCCCGGCCGATACTGGATAAATGAACATTATCGAGGGGCTCTTGAGATATCTTCAACTGTTACCGACGGGCGGGAGTACTACCCCTTCCTTGCGACAACGTAAACGATGTCGCTCGGAAGTAGACGCAAAATCGGCAGAGCCGAGGCGATCACGCAATAGATCAAGGCCTTCGAGACAGTGCCAAGCTTCCCAGTGTAGGAGATTCTGGTATACAAGCCTGCCAGCCCCAACGTCGGGAGAGTGCCTGACTTAACCGTGACAAAATTAGTTTTTTTCAACAAGCCCGAAAGGTTCTTGGTGTTGAAATAGTGGACGTGTGGTGAGGGCAGATCCTTTTGCCAAAGTCTTTCGAAAAAACCGAACTTACCTATCCGACCGAAAAGCCTTGAGAGCTTGTAGAAAATTCCGTCACTGCTCGGCAAATTCAAGACGAGCAGTCCGCCTTCATTCAGTCGTTCATGGCACGCCATAAGCACATCGTCGATGCTCGGTATGTGTTCGATAACATCATTGAACACGATAACGTCGAAAGTTTCAGCGGTTTTCAGCACGCCAGGAAAGTAGCCTTCGCGAACTGGAAGACCTTTTGCGGCGGTCGACTTGAATACTGCCTTATCTGGTTCAATTCCAAGCACTTCAAATTTTGTCATAGCTGTTTCTACAAACCAGCCATGAGCACAACCAACATCTACTAGAGTTCCACCACCTGGTTTAAGTGAAGATATAACGCCGAGCAATTTTCTGAAATTATTCATGCGAATTTCGCGAAGCCCGGTTTCTCTATCGGCTTCATCAATAAGCTCGTGCGATGACGACTCATTAATTGTCGGTTGGAGATTACCTTTTTCGTAAAAACAAGCATTGCACTTGAAGTGCCACGCTTGAACTCCCCGAACAAGAAAACCACTACATACAGGACAAATATTATTCTTCATGTGCGCCCTCAACATCCATATTGTTCCGCAAGAACGTAGTACACCACCTTCAATCTGTCCAGCCCTTCCGGCACATCTCTATCGCAGGACATTCACCTTGTGAGCACTTCATATGCATGCTCGCAAGTCACTCCGCGGACTCTGGCTTGGTCAGCAGCTTCAGCCAATTCACCCGCTCGCTGGTCAGCGCGCTTGAGCACGTCGGCAAGCACCATTGCGGCGCGGGAAGCTGCCTTGCTTGTGGCGGCAGTGCAGGAATTGCCGCTGGCTTCACTGGCTGCGAGTCGAGCGGCAAGAGTGTCGGCTGCCCCGCGCAGGCCGTCAGCAGCAGCGCGAGCAGCGGCAGCATCAGCAGTTGCTTGGTCGATCGTTCGTTGGCCATCTTGGGTCGCCTTTTCAATTGAGCGTTGGTAGGCCTGCTCCTTGGCGCGTGCAGCGGCTTCGTTCGCAGCCTTGGCCTTGGCGTCCAGGGTGTTCCGGTCGCTCCACGCCGACTGCCACGTTGCGTCGGTGACACTCACTCCGTGGTGATAGGCGCCAAACAACGCACCCGCCACCAGCAGCACCGCAGCGATACAAGGAAGGAGTCGGAGCCAGATGTTCATGTCAGCACCTTCAACGCTGCGGCGTAGAAAGCTTGGCGCTCGGCCAGGCCATTGGTCCCGCCATTGATGCGCCGCGTGACGGTCACGAAGTCGCCCGCATCGGCAAAAGCATTCAGGTTCCGCGAATTCCAGAACCACGCCGCCGACTTGGCAGCCCACTCGGCCTGCTCCAGCAGTTCAGGCGTACGCAACAGGCGGGCGTCGCCGAACAGCGCCTTGCTGCATGCCAGGTAGTTGTCGTGGCCAGTGATCTGGATCAGGCCGCGCCCCCGGTATTTTTGACCGTCACCGTCAGCCTCTGGCGTATTGCCCAGCCGCTTGGCCAGCGGACCGGTGTCGTACTTGCTCAGGTATTGGTCACCACCAAGCTCCTTCACGTACCGGAACTGGCCGGACTCATGGCCTACCTGGGCAATGAACGCCGCCATTCGCAGGCGAGTGTTGATCTGGTACCGCTCCATGGCCAGGTTCAACGCAGACGCAAAAACGCCGGCTTGCTTGCCGGCGCCAGGGAGGATCTGTAGCAGCTGCTGCGCGGTGATGGGCATGCTTTTCTCCAGGCGTAAAAAAACCCGCGCCTGGCGGGCTTTTATTCATCGGCGATAAATTTACGGCATGAGCCCGTTGGGTATCCCTATCGGGCCACAGACTCAACGATGTAGTATTTGGACGTCACCAGCTTCATGGTGCTATAGGTGGAATATGTCAGAAATACGCAAAGCACGAGATACCACCCCAACCTACGTATTTGAGAGCGTTCTTTTAAGCTTAATGCTAGCGCGTAGGAAATCATAAGCGCCGGAACCAAAAAGTAACGACCCTGTACGCCTTGAATTGTTTCCGCTGGGAACTCGTTGTAAGTTACGAGCAGCGCAAAGAACACCATAAAAATAGAAAGAATCGCGCATCCGGCCATTGCCAGTCTAGCTAAGCGATTCTCTTTGAAGTTGGATAATTTTAGTGATACTAAAAGCGCGATCAGCAGAAGCCAGCAAAGTTTAGTGTAAGCGCCAGGAAAAATAGGCGTATCTAACCACCCAAGGTTTCCGATAAATGCTACGGAATAGAAATTCCGGATTATTGGGCTGGATAACGTTTCGTAAACAACACCGAAAAAATCAAACGGGTGGAATACGTAATGTTTGACTATCTGCCCAACCGGAGTGCCCGTTACCATCCGATGGTCGACGGTATAGTGGGCGGCCAAGGCGAGCCATCCGAAAACGGCAACCACGGAAAGCGCAGCAACGACCAAGGTCCGATTGTCGCGGCTATATGCGTAGCAAATGAACGGCAGGAATAGCATGGGCAGTAGATGGGCGCGACTTGTTACAAGAACAAATAGAGTAATCCCGAGAAGTGGCGCAAGCCAGCGATTAGAATCCTCCCGATCTACGGAGACCCTCATAAATAACGATATTGCAAGGACAGCCAGGGCGTTAGTAATACCGTCTAAACTGGCCGAGGACAGCTGAAATAGGCTCATCGGCAGAATAAGTAAGGCAGCAGCCAAGGGGTTTATCTCGTAAATCGATATTGCGACCAGCAAGATAACGAGGGCCGCTATCAGAGAAAACAAGCGCGCCAAGCGGTATGAAGTATCTACGCTTAAACCGGCGAGTTTACCAAAGCCCAGCGCTACCGCTTGCGGCGCGTAGGCGAGCGGCAGGTAGTACCCCGTCCCTGGAGCAGGGCTATATACAGACTGCCCGGACCATTGCATGGAAGGAGCTTCGGCAACTTCACTGGCAGTAACCTTGTGATTCCTGTCCTTCATAAACGTTAGGTAGTATGAATTCATGTACTGCGTCAGGCCAGTATCAACTTGCCCTCCTGAGTTCTGTCCTTCCTCAGTGTCAAGAATGACATGTCCCTGGGACAGCCAATACGCTCTTTTTACGTGATCCACCTCGTCTGGCGACATAAAAGGCGGAATAAGAGATGAAAGCAAGATACATACAAATGCCAGCATGCCAATCGCCACAAACCAAGATTGCCGTATTACCCCAGACTGCATAACCCAACTCCTGCTGATGTTTCGGACTAACTTCCAGTGTTTGTCCGTACAGGCTACGGAGCCGGGCGAATATATCACAGTTGAAAACGATAGGGCGCACGACGCCGCGCTCTGGTGGATTCGTGACAGCGGCGGCCTGCCAGAACTAGGCGGCCGACATGCTGCCAGCCATCAGCACCACGATCAACACGAGCAGGCCGACGAGCTTCTGCCCACCGCGTGCGTGCGCGAATATCTCGGTTCTTCTCGATTGCGGTACATTTATCTAGGCAAAAAAATACCGCTCGATGGCGGGTGCGATATCTTGCAGCGGGCTTATGCTGGAGCAACAGGCCAATCAGGCTCTGGGACGGTAACATCCACGACCTTCAGCTCACGGTAGTATGCTTGCCAGGCCCTGGCCGCCACCGTCTCGTCATCGGTCGCATCGCCAAGCTGTAGACTAACCAGAATTGGCGCCATAGCTCTCGACGCATCATCCAACAATGACTGAAGATGAGCCTCGTTGACAGCCACAAGGTCGATAATAGGGGGAGTCGGTGGCGAAAACACTGAGCCGTTATACCTCCAGTCCGGCTGTGGCATTGGCTCCAACCCAGTGATGTCATGCATCGTTGCTACAAGTTCGGCAGTGAATCGTTGCTCGATCGGGACTTCAGAGCCAACTCTGCTTGGATCACCTGCAGTCCACTCTGCCTCTTCTGTGTCGTACACTACAGGCTCAATGAGTTCTGCAAAAACACCATCTTGGACTCGCGCGTAAGTTTTCATTATGCGTATTCCTCAATAATTACAATACCAGAACCACCTACACCACCATTATTAGCTGCCCCGGAAGAGAATGCTGCCGCCCCACCACCGCCTCCACCAAGTCCCCCCGACTGACCCGCAGTGCTGGTCACGGTAAGAGAGCCGGCAGAAGAAGGTCCCATCGCAGAGCCACCACCGCCAGAAGCGACTGCGCAACCGTTTGAAAAATATGATATTGCAGAAAGGCTTCCGCCGCCCTGAGAACTAACAACCCCTCCCGAAGATGTTCCGCCAAGGGCTGGCGATGTGAAACATGTTGCAGCGCTTACTCCGTAGTTGCCACCGCCGCCGCCCACAGCAGATAGGATTGCGCCGACGCTTGAGGTGCCTCCTGACGCGCCAACGGCAGCACCAATACCTCCAGCCCCTCCGGAGCCCACAGCAACAGTCTGAGACCCTGATACTCCCGTATAGATACCCTCAGCATAACCACCTCCACCGCCACCAGTCCCGCAAGAAACTTGGCTTGATGATGCGGCTCCAGCGCCGCCACCACCACCACCACCTGCCAGGACACGCATACGCCACTTTGTCGCAGTCGATAGAGGGTTAAAGGACGTGGCGCCGGTTGTAGTTCCGCCAGCACTATCAACGAATACGTTTTGAACTCCGACTATCTTTATGTAGACGGTAGTGCGAAGAAGCCTGCCGGTAGCTTGTCCAAGCTGCATAGCGTGCAGACTCTTGGTGGCGGGGGCTACTTGCGATGCACCGCCGAGCGATTCAAGAATGATCCAGGCGCCATTACCACTGTTTACCCCAGCCTGCACCAAGTACATCAGAACAGCGACACCGGCCGGCAACTCGCCACCCTGAAGAGGCTGAAGGCCTAAACCGTATACCGGCTTCGCAGCAAGCCCGTCCGGTGCGAATGTTGAAGCACTGGTATTGGCATTCGCAATGTTAATGCGCTGTGTGTAGCCAGTAGCCGGCAACGCAGTGAGCGAAGGTGCGTTCACAGCCGTATAAGCATTGGCGGTGCCGGTATCGGTGAGGATGACGCCTTGCCGATTCACGGCTTTGATTGCGGCAAGAAGCTGCGTGAAGTTTGACTTGGAGGGAGTAATGCCCGCAGCTGTTAGCACGTTGATGATTTCCATCATCAACATGTTCTGGTATTCGGCAGGCATGATCGTTGCTGGAACACCCGTTGCCGGGTTTCCATCCGTGAAAAAACCAGCTGTGCCAGCGGCAGTACTCGCGGGAATGGATGCCACTGCTGTCGAATTATCAATTTGATACATCTAGGGCCTCACGAATAATGGAATTGAAGAATGGTATGCGCTGGCTTGGCTTCACTGAGCTCGCACTCGAGCACCGAATTCCCCCAGGAAGCCAGTGGGTCGCCCATGGCTGATTGCCCAGTACGGAAGTAGGTGATGGTGTTGAGCGCAGAATTGATGGCCCAGGTAAAAAACCAGTCTTCGTTTCCGAGCTGTTGTCCGCAGGTGCTTTGTCCGCACCGAAAGGGGGCGTACTGCGTGATGGTCACGGTGTAACCAAGACCGAGCGCAAAAGCCTTGAAGAACTGGATTGACTGGCCGCCAGTGTTGGTGAATCGAGCAACCACCTGGTTGCGCCGCCCCTGAAACGTCGGCGAAACGCCGGCGCAAGGATCCGGTAAACCAAGGGTCGACTCCCATTCACCCAGCAGGTTGACGGCTGTAGAAGGAAACGCATCGACCAGCAACCCCAAGGCCGAATCACTGATTCGTTGGAAGGTTGGGGCATAGCAGGAGACGGCCTGCGCATGGACGCTGCTGAGCTCTTTCGGCCAAACGCGGCCGCGCGGAAGCAGCCCAAGCAGCGCGGATGTGAAATCGGCGCTCGTGAACGAAGGCTTTGGCATAGGAGATCAGCTATAGGTAATGGTGCCGAGAGTGGGGAGGTAGCCGAGGACGTTGGAGATGTTCGCCACGGGCGAGGTGATCACGAACCCCTTGGTCGATGCGATTGCCGCGATCGCTGAGTCGATGTCCGACAGAGCCACAAAGGAACTATCAGTCACCGGTGCCCCCTGCTCTATGAAAACTTCTGCGATGGCTGCCGCAACTGCGTTACGGGTGGCTGTCGAAGCGCCCGTCAGTCCAGTGATCGTGAAGTTTTTCGGGGCGGCGATTGGCGAGCAGGCATACACCATTGCCGTGACCGGCTGTTTGGGGAAAATGCTGTTGGCCACTGCGAGCTGATCACCGGCCGCAAGATTTCCAGAAGTAACCCTGTTATCGCTGGACGAAATACCGTTGGCACCTTGAGGAAATCCCTGGTGATCTGCGTTTGCCTCATCAAACATCACGTAGACCACAACGGTTCCGGTACCGAAACCGTTCGGTGCGCACCACGCCCGTGTCACACCCTGGACCGCCTTGGCCCAGATCGGGTAGTCGGTAATGGACCCACCGTTTGGTGTGTTTTGGTAAGCCTCCAGCATGCGTTGAAAGAAGGCATCGTCCTCCTCCTGCTCGGCACCGCCCGTGATCACGGTCGTCACTGCCCCGCTGGATGGAATACCGGGAATAGATACTCCGAGAGTCATCAGGCTACCTACCGGCGTATTGCCCAGTTCGCCAGCCACATCCGCCTTTACTTGAACTGTGACCATCTCACCAACGCCTACCGTAGCGCTTGCTTGCACGGTGAACGTCACGGAGTCGCTGCGGGTGATCTCTGTTCCGATATCTATTCCGGCACCAACAGTTCCAGGAAAGGTGACAGCACCTGAAGCAAACGAGGCGGTCTTCGGATAGACATTTTTCAGCGCGCCCCAAGCATACAAATACTCACCCGATGAGGTGTAGGGCACCGCTTGTTTTGCGATCCAATCCAGATACCCATAGTTCAGATGGCCCAGCCCGGCTACAGCCTTGCCGATGATCTGCAGGTTGGAAAAGCGTAACAATCCATCAGCAGTGGGAAGGCCTGAGGTGATATCGGACGCTACCCGCGATCGCAGCTCCGAGAGCGTCGGTCTCGTAAATGGCATAAGGGATGAACTCCAGGCGGAAAAAATCCCGCTCATGGCGGGATCGTAAAAAGTTAGCTGTCAGCTTTGTCGCCACGCCCAGTTGAATTTGAGCGGTATCACGGTGCCGTCGCTGCGAGTGATCGTGATGATCGAGTTCAATTGGTTGTTACCAGCAATTGCTGTGAGCACCTTGATGCTGGTGGCCACTTCATCATCGACCATCCACTTGAGTGCTTCCTCCATGTAGATACGTGCCGTGTTGGCAACGGCTGGAGTCAGCCGGGAACGATCGAGGAGCCAAAGCCGTGAGCCGATCGGAACGTCTTCACCATCATCTCCCCACCATCCTCGGCGGTCATTGCTGCCGTCAGGGGGTACATCGGCAGCATCTGCTTCGCGATCACTGAACAAGCTGATCAGCGCGGCAGTGGCCAAGTCATCCCCGCTGGTCAGCGCGCCACCGCTGATTGACCAGTCGCCCGTGCCTGACTCTACGATCCAGGTAGTTGTGATATCGCTCATTGTTGTGGTGTCGGCGTTGTCGTGCCGCTCCCATTGGTGTGCGTATTGAATATCAGGCGATCTTCGGCCATCGCCCGGACGCTATCGCTAACGTTGCCGTCAGCGACGATATCACCGGTAACGTGTAGAAGCGGCGTCACCATCTCTATGCTGTCCGCTGCATTGATGGTCACCACCGTTGCATTGTTGACAGTCACTGGTGTGCCCTGGGCTTCGACCATAATCCCGCCGTCCTTGGTGAAGTAGATACTCTTTCCCCACAGGTCATACACCATGCTCTCGCCTGAGGTCAGCCCTACTGGGCGGCTTCCTTGGTGGCCTGTGGCGACCACCACACCTTTGGATCGGTCGCCTCCCATGAAGACCATCAGGACATCGGAACCATTGGGCGGCATGGAAGTAAATCCGAACTCTGCTACCCGGGGTGTTGCGTCACGAGTTTCTGAGTCATTGAGTTTCACCTGCAGCAGCTGAGCAGTTTTGCTGTCGTCCGCAAACGTCACCCGGCCCCAGCTCGACATCAATTGAACTCTTCGCCATAGCCGTTGAAGCGCGCCGACGTCATCGCGAGGTTGATTCGTTGGATGGCTCATTGCGTCACCGGCATACTGAATTCGCCATACAGCGGCGTGAGGTTGATGGGTTGCGGCAGGAAGGCTTCTGGAGCCATCAAGGTGATTTCGGCCGTTGTCCCCGAGTACGAGTTACGCAGGAACGTGACTTCGCTGATCAACATGCCTTCTGCGATGAATTTAAGTTTCGGCAGAGAAACGGGGACTAGGGTATTGGGCTCCCAGAGCGCACCGGAAGAATCGCGCCAGCTATCGGTGGTTAGTCTGATCACCCGAGAACGTCCAAAGCGCCTGGCGGCCTCCCACTCAGCACGCTGAACCGCGATCTCGTTACCCAAGCCACCACCTTCAGAGATGATGACCATCGCCCGGTGCCGCTTGCAGTTGAGATCCTTTACCTTGTAGAGCTGGTTACCCGCCTGTCCAAGGTCGGTGAAGGTGTCGACCGATTGGATGTAGACGTTGTAATCGGAATAAATGAGGTTTGAGGAGTAGTCGATGAAAGCTCGCTGGACGTTTACGCCCTCCGCAAACCCACTCGCGGCTCGACGGGTGCCGGCTCTCGACAGAAACAGACTGCCGTCCGCAAGGTCGTAAGCCAGCACCGCAGAAAATCGAGACATCCTGTCAATGATGTCAAAGGCCGATTCACCCAGCATGACATTGGTCTGGGGGAGGATCGGCAGGTCCGTTACATCGGATGTGACTCGAATCCCTTCCGGGGCCCCGTTGACGGTCGAGCCGTAAATAGAGGCGAGCTTCTGCGCGATCCCTAGCACCGTCTGGTTTGTGATCTGGCCCCCAGGCCACTCCGCTGCGCAATCGATCAGATCGGCGCACTTGGACCGACCGTTGACGCGGATCGAGTGTTCACCTGCGGTGATGCTGGGAACGAAGTGGTCGACATACCCAGTAATCACAGGGTCATCACCCAGGCGAATCTGGCAGGGTGCATCAGGTTCTACCGTCAAACGATTGAGCTCGCCCGGGTAGAGCTCAGTCATACCGATGTTGAAGTCACTGGGCAGCCGCTCAATACCACGAGTGACCCGGATATCCGTCCAGCCGGTCACAACCTGGTCCCCGGAGGTCAGGTAGAGTTCGTCTTCTTCCACAAGATTTCCTTACCGGGCCAGGGCCTTGATAGTGGTCGGCATGAACGCCGGGTGTATCGGGTTTGCCTGCTGGATCAACTCATTAGTGCGCGAGGCATCCTGATAAAGCCTGTTGGCCATGACCAGCGCTGGCAGGGCCGTGCGGAACGTGAAGGTCTCAAGGTTGGGAAGTGTTGCGCCAGTGGTGGTCAGCGCAACGACCACCGCCTGACGGAGCGCGAGCAAGGCGTTATAGCTTTCGTCATCCCCGGAATCCCCCGCCGACAGCACCTCGGCATCAATAAACCCCGTTACGACCCCCATGGTGTCGATGGCCTCGTCGTATGAGCTCGGCACATAAGTCGCCACCACTTTACCGATCGCCGCCAAAGCCGCGCGCCGCAACAGCGCCGCCGTTGCGTTTTGGGCGACAACTCGCGCCGAACCAATCACGCCCGCACCGCTAAACGCTTCAGGGGTATAACTGGCAAGCGGACCGAGCAACGCGATTGCATCACCGGGATCGGCGATGCCCGCCACCAAGGAATCCATGAGAACCTGAACGGCATCAGTAAAAACCGCGCCGTTACTCGCATCTAGATTCGCTGCGGCCTCAACCAGGTTGTCCATAGCCGTATCAACTGCCGCGCGGTTTGCGGTGTTCTTGGCGATCAAATCCGCCATTGTCGCGCCGCTGTCTTTTGCTTTTTTGCTGGCTATCAAGGCGCTGCTGACATTGCCATTGGCGTAGCGACCAAAGTCGCCAGTCATCAGCCCGGCCAAGCTGGTGATGCTGCGCACGTCCCGAGTGATGCGCCCCACAAGAACCTTGAAGTCCGCAATGACGCCAACGACCATGCCCACGATGGCTTTGCCGAATTTAATCACACCCTCAACCGCGTTGATTACGGCAGTAACACCGCCGATTACCTTGCGCACGAAGTCCAGCGCGGAAGACAACCCGAGTGCCGCCGCCAACTTATCCAGCAGACTGCCGGTAGAAGACGTGATGCTCGGAAATACTCGGTCGCCTGACTCGATGAAGGTGAAGCTGATTTCGAAGTAGCGCCCCATGTCCCAGCGCTCGACGACGCTCAAGCCCTCGGCCGGCACGCTGACAGTCAGCGCGCCGAGCGTTGGATGGATGAGTGCCCCAGGGCCTGGCTTCTCTGCCGCAGCCACCAGTGCATCTCGCTGGGCCAAGGCACTTCCGCCACCGTAGATGAAGCTGTCGGTGACGAGGAAGCCGCTCATGCGGATTCGCCGAGTCGACCGCCCCATGTCTTCAATGTACGGCTTATCTCGTCCAGGGTATTCGTGGAGAGCCAGTCGGCGGCCAAAGCGGGCATCCCCGCCGTAGACCGCGAATGGCACCCCGCGAAATGAGGCCTTGTGCAAGGTCTCGGTCCAGGTCTTGTTGGACTCCTCCGCGATCTGGATGATGTCGGATAGTAAACTCATACGCCTCCCCCTACTCCGGTGTAAGCGATACGGCTGGAGCCCTGGACATTACCCTCGGACTGAACGCTCACCTTGGTCCCCTCGGTTGCACCTTTAAGCTCGACTTCTACCTTCACTTTCCCATTGGTTGGGCCTGGAACGTTACCCATGTTGTACGGCCCTTTGGGTGCAACAGGTTGATCTTGCGAGGTTGGAGATGCGGCCGAGGTGACAGGCCCTTCCAATACTCGAGCCAGGGCAGCGCGGGCAGAAGCCTCACGATCCTTCGCTTCCTCCGTGGTGCCAGGTCGCAGCCAGCTGCGCGAGGCAATAGCCCCAGCCTCTTCAGCAGTTTTGGCGCCACGAAGTTTCGAGCCAGCGGATGACTCTGTTCCTTGAGTCAGTTCGTAGTTGGCAAATTCCAACTGTTTCATGGTGTCCGCGCGCGGATCCATCATGCTGAACCCGGCCCATTTCTCGAAGTTGTCCTGGCGATCACGATGCCACTGGAAGATCCCGCGGGCTCTGCCCCAGTCACCCAAGGCGGTAGGATCCAGATTGCTTTCGGCAATACCGTTCCCAACAATGCCGGCAGCGGCCTGTTTGCTCCAACCTTGAGCCTGAAAATAGTCCTGGGCAAAGCTGGCCATGTCCTTGTTGGTGCCCTGAACCTTATTCCAGGCACCGGCGAGGGCATCCAGCTTCGGCGTTTTAGGTTCGTTCTCTGGCAGGCCCTGAGATGCACGGATTCGTCGAACCTCTTCATCTTCACCCTGGTTGAGGGATGGCGAGTACAGCATGGCACCAGCGCCAACAGCCGCCGTCGTTAAGCCCACAGCAGCACCGGAGGCCAACCAGCTGACGCCTTGACCTGTAACCAACGAGTTCTGTGCTACAGCTGCTGCGTTGGCCGCGCCTTTCCAGCGGCCGAGAAGGCCGATAAACGACAGAATGCCAATGCCCGCCCGGCCGAGCGTCAAGCCCAAAGAAAGGACGCTGCCAATAACGCCGGCGTTCATCACCAGCACAACTGCGATAGCAGCGTTTTCCCAACCGCCAAGCCAGTCGACGACCTTGCCGATTCCTTTGCCGAAACTAACAATCCCTTCGCCGACCTTCTTCCAGTCGATCTTGCCGATCCACGTGGCGAAACCTTTGGCCCAGTCACCGACATTGGTAGCAATCAGGTCGCGATTGACCGACAGCCAGTTGGTGAACTGATCGATCAGCGGTTTCATGACAGGAATCAGTTTGTCGCCGATGGCGTTCTTGGTTCCATCCACGACCACGCCGAGACCGGCCAGCGACTGTGAAAATTCCTTGCCACGTTTTACTGCGCCCTCGCTCATCACATAGCCAAGGCGCTTGACCATGGTTTCATAGCGTTCGATGCCAGCAGCCCCTTCACGAAGGAACGGCAGCATCCCCTCCATGCCAAACGCTCTGGCAATGAGTTTTTGCTTCTGGGGATCAGCTTCCTTGGCGATTGCATTGGCCACCGCCTTGTACTGCCCCACCACATCCCACGCACCTTCCTTGGTTTTCTTCAAGCCAATGCCGAGCTTGTTGAACATCATCAGGGCGCCTTGGTTCCGCCCCCACTGCGCGTCCTGCATCGTGGTGGCCAGGTTGTCCAGGCTCGAAGTGGTATCAGCAGCATCCACGCCGACCATTTTCGCAGCGCCCCGGAAAGATTGAAGCTGCCCGGTCGAAATACCAATGGTGTGCGCGCTGTTGTCGATGGACCGACCGAGGTTCGCCCAGTTGCTGGCCAATGCAGCAATCCCCGCCACCGAACCGATTCCGGTAATTGCCGCCATAGGCGCGACAATCGAGCCAATACCTCTCGCAGCAGTGCTGGCCTCTCGGCCAATATTGCCCAGGTTCTTGCCGATTTTTTCAAAGCCCAACTCACGACCTAGGCCTTTGAAGGATTTGCCAACCTCCTCAAACGGCCGGGTCAGGCGGTTGATGGAATCATTGACCTTGCGCACCGTGGCGGTGGCTTTATCCACCGCGTCGATCGTGATCGTGAAGGTATTACCCACTGTCATTACCCCGCCATGCGCTTAGCTTGGTCATTCCACCAGCTCAATTCCTTCAAACTCAACGACCACGCCTCGCGCGGGCCCCAGCCGTAATACTTGGTCAGCTCGGCAATCAGCTCTGGCCAGCCTCCTCCACCAGCAGGCCAGAGTCGGTAAAACCCTCGAGAAAGTTATTTGCCGACACCAGATCCCGCTTGCAGAGTTTTTCAGCAGCACCGCGCGGGATGCCAGCAATCAGACCGATGAGCGTGATTGCCGCGCCAACAGAGGTGTCGGCGCGGGTGGCCTTTTCAATTTCGCCAGCATTCGGCTCGCGCAACTTCAGCTCAGAATAAGTAATGGCAGAATCGCCCTTCCCGAGCACTACAGGCTTTACCAGGGTGATGGTGATTTCTTCTTCGAACATGGATCAGTTCTCCGTTACGGAAGGGCTTTCCCACTTCACTTCAATAGTGGCGTCGGAAGATTTGGCTTCTTGTTGGTCGAGGGCCCACATGTTGCGACCGATGATGGTTTTGCCGTTGGCTAGCTCGGCCACGACGGTGGCGTTGCTCATGCCGTTGATGTCGGCCAGGCTCAGGTTCGCCGAGTCACGCAGCGTTGCGGCGATGTAGCCGGGCTGTGGCGTCTCGCTGTAACCGTGGACGCCGTCCTGACCTTTCAGGGTTTCACGGGACACCCCGGAAACCTTGTAGGAAAAGTCACCGGCAAGCATGTAGCTCACGCCGTCGACGGTCAGGTAGCAGGTCCCGGCGAGGCGGTTGGTGTTATCAGCCATGTTTATCTCCAGGCGAAAAAAAACCGCTCGAAAGCGGCCGTTGACGGGTGGCCTGGGTTACAGGCGGAATTGAGCGAGCAGCGCGAAAATCCGCAGCTGGTTAATCAGGGTGCCGGGCCACAACACGTCAACCCGGTTGGGGTTGATGCTGTTCTTCTCGACGATGAGCCCCTTGGCGAAGCCGGCGGCATCCTGCACATAGCCGTTGAATTCCAGTTCACCGTACTGAGCGATCAGGTCTGCCTTGATGATGTTGGGGGTGACGATGGCCGAGCCCGGCGCAAAGCGGGTGCCATTGGCTGCCAGCTTCACTCGCGAATACTTGGAGGTCACCAGCGAGCGCTGCGCCCGCAAAACAAACATCAGCAGAAACAGAGTTTCAACTTGCAGGTAGCTGTCGTCTGCTGCTCCGAAGGCATTCTGCTGGTAGGTGGTGATCAAGTTCTCGATCGCCACGGTGCCGTCACTGCCAACCATGAATGTCGAGATGCCATCCCACAGCAGTGTATTGCGCTCGCCCAGAATGAATTGCGAAGGCGACGGCGGCGCCAGCACTGTGCTCAAAGTGAGCGTCTGCAGCGGACGGCCCGGATCGGCGCGTAGCGCAACGGCGGCCGTACCAGCCACATCTGCTGCCCAAATCCACGCCGGCGACGGCGAGTTATAGAAGCCCATGATGCTTTCGTGCTGGTTGTTGCGGGCATTACCGGCAGTCGACAAAGCCGAAACTGTTCCGCGCTGCGCAGCAAACACATGCCCGTAGACCTGATTCGCGTAGCTCCACCGGCCGGTCTTGTCATTGAGCAGGTTTTTCAACGCGTTCAACGAAGCGGTATCGGTGTAAGGGCAAACGATAAAGTCGAAGGGCTCGTCACCAAGGTTCGCCAGTGCAGTGTCCAGCGTCGGGTTGGTAGCTCCCGAAGCCATCTGCGTCAGGGTCAGGGTCAGGCCTGCCGGAACAGCCTCACCGCTCGATGAACCTTGGTAATTCAGGCGCAGGTCAATTTCGTTGCCCCCGAGCCCTTTATTTTTGGCCGTGAGGGTGACCGTCGCGGTAGCGGCTGTCGCAGTAACCGGCAGATCGCTGGAACTGTTCACCAACGCTGCCAACGCGGTGGCGATATCGGCAGCCAGTTCACCAGTGGTGACGGTCAGACTCAGCAGCTGCCCGGCGATGTACAGCGAGATCACGCCAGTTGCCGTCGGGGTTCCGGCGATGAGCACCGTGCCGGTCGCGGCAACACCGCCGGCAGCGTCCGCCAGCGGCAAAAACCAGACCTCACCGAAATCATCGGCGCGCACATAAGCGTCGGTCATCAATGCCAGCATGGAGCCCAGGCCGCCCTTGGCTTTGGCGTCACTGACACCCTGTCCCAGCACCGGGACGTTCACCACGCCGTTACCCGACGCAGTGATCTGGCCGATGATCAGAGTGCGCTGGGTCTGAGCACCGCTGTTCGCCTGAGAGTTATCGACTTCGGCATAGAACAGTGGAACCCGCAGGTTCGCCGGGATATTGCTGAACGGGACGGTCATTGACGGTCACTCCCTTCAATGGCTTTGGTTTTTTCCGCCTTGGCCGGCACGGAAACTTCCGGGGCTGGAGGAGTGAGGGTTGCATCGTTGCAATTCAGCCGTCGCGACCAATAAATGTCGCCGTCTGGAACTTCGCGCCCAGCATCTGGCAGGAAGTCGCGTTTTACCGGGTCACGCACCAGCAGCCCCGGCGAGGGATAAATTCGCATGATTACTCCTGCAGATTTTCAAATGAGAGACCACCCTCTTCGCGCCCGTCAGGGCCGGCAGCTCGGGGCGCCGGATTGACCGCATCGGGAAATGGCGCATCGGGGTAAGTGCCGGAAGGATCAAAAACGTTGGTCAGGTCGTCTGTGACTTCTACCGAATCGAGCGGACTGATTGGCTGAACGGCCGCCACCTCTGCGGCCGGATCAAACGGTGGAACCGGTTCAGGACCTTCGAGAGGATAAAAGTCCTCCGGGCCCTGGTAAAACTCCATACCAACATCCATGACCAACTCGCCCAGCTGCTGTTCGCCGTCACCATCCTCGTCCATGGTGGAGCGGATGAAGGGGAACTGCTGTAGGCGGCTCATCAGTGGCGGGAAGTTGATCAGCGCCATTTCAATCTGACGCTGCATGCCCTCCAGCGCGAGGATCATCGCGCTGGCTGCGGCGTTTCGTGGAAGTGCCTTCAGCTGGACTCGGGCGGAAATCCGAATCGTTGCCGTCACGGTGTATTGAGGCCCGCCATTTCGGCCCAATGACTCCTTGAACTCTTCCGGAGAGTGCAGCCAGATAATCGGGTAGCTGCCATTCCAGGTTGGCCAAGACCGTGCAGCAAAAACATTATCGCCAGCAGATGTACTGGCTTTGAGCGCTTCTGCCGTTATCTGCCGCAATTGGGAAGTGGTGGTCATTACATTTCACTCAGCATGAGTTTGGCCCAGCCATGACTGTCAGGCCGTACGTCCATCACTAGGTACCGTTTGCCAACGCGAGGGATAAATACCTGATCGTCTTGCTCCGGTGGCATAACAAATACGGAGAGACGAACACCCAGCACGGGCTGAGTCGAGGTGACCCCGACCATCGGGTCGATCATCTCGACCTCCCGATAGGCAGAATCAAAAACGCCATCGATGGCATAGCCGGTACCGACCGCTGGATAGAACATCACCTTTCCGGCCGGATGCTCACCCTCGCCAAAAATGGTTTCCAGCGGGCCAAGCACCAGACTATCCCAGTCGATCATTACGCGATCCTCACGGTGGGCCCGGCAGCCACGCTGACATGCGGCCCGCTTTGTTTCTTCACGACAGCATCGCCGTCGACGAGAAACCCCAGTGCTGTCAGAGACGCGACCTCAGTCGCTGGCACCTCGACGGTCTCGCCGGGTCCGTAACGCTTGCCATCCACGCCCATCACGGTTCGGCCATGAGCCACGACGGCCTCCGTTACAGAGACCTCCGCTTCAGAGGCGCGGGCCATCAGCTGCCGCTCGCCGGAGCGCAGACTTTCGCAGCAAGGCAGGCGTTAACCCGGCTCGGGATGACCAGAGGCGAGCTCTGCATCAGCAGAATTCGCTGCGCCGGATCCTGCTCGACCCAAGTTTTCGGCGCGTACGGCATGGCCTGGTAGTTGAACGACGGGTCGAGAATGGAGCCGAACGCGCGGGTACCCAGCAGTTGCTGACCCGACATGATCATGTAGCCGTCCGGCAACATTGGTTGTTCAACACCGTTGTCATCGATAAACCAGTCGTTGTACAGCCACAGATCGAACTGGCCCCAGCGACCTTTGTAGACCGCGCCCGGTGCAATCTGTGGGCCGATGTTGATGCTGCCGGCTTCGGATTGTTTCGGGAAGAAGATCGCGCCGAAGACTTTTTCGTCATTGGAAAAGGTCTTCCAAGCCGACGTGGTGAAGACCAGGTCAGTGGCCTGAGCCCCGGAAAGCTGCAGCATCAGGGTCTGCCACTCTTCCAGATTGTTGGCTGGAATGGTGTCGCGGCCAGCTGCGTTGAAGTTGGCCGGGATGCCCCATCGGCTATTGCCAGTCAGGGCAATCGACAGCTGGGAGTCACGGCCGAAGTCCACCACTTCGGTTTCGAAACCCTCGCCCGAAACCACGACCTTGCCGGTGAGCAGCGCAGAAGCCGCCATCCACTCCAGGCGCCGATCGAGCATGTCAATCTGATCCGCCATTTCGAAGGCGACGTTGGCCATCTCGCGCTCGCCGGCGGTCATGGAACCACCACCGATGCGTTCACCGATCTGACGCATGATAGGCTTGCGCAGATCAGGGGCACGCTTGTCCTTGATGTAGGCCGGTTTGTAGGTGTTGGTCTGGTAGCGGCGTTGCTCAACCAGCTTGCCCTGCACCAGGGGGCTGATGAACGGGGCCATACGGCGCAGGCCGACGTCGATATCGATCGCCACGAACTCGGTTTCCGAGCTCTGGATGTTCGGGAAGAACTTGTCGAGCAGGAATTTCTGCGGACGCTTGAGCGTCGGCACGACCTGAATCAGGTCGGTGGTGCTGAAAGGAAACGAACTGGCGGCGGTCATGGGCCTCTCCAAGCAATAAAATGCTAAATCCAGACCACAAAAAAACCCGCATCAGCGGGCCTTTGTGGACAGTAGGGTATGGGCCGAATTACGGCGCCGAGTTGTTCGACGGCGAAGCCGACGAGATCGAGGATTTGGCGAACAGCCCGTAAGGGCGCATCGCCGATACCAGTGCCGCGAGCGCCCAGGTTGAACTGAAGATCAGCTTCGAGGCATTGAACTCGCCGGCCAGGTAAGCACCAGCTGTGACGGGGCCATCCGTCGCATCCGCGTCATCGACGAGAATGGCAACCGGGTTCTGACTGCCGTCCGATGCGGTGCGAACACACTGGATGTAGGTGCCGACGGCATCAAAGACGTTGATTGTGAAGTTATCGCCAACCACGAACGCGGTACTGCCCGCGGTGATGGTGAAACCGATCTCGGCGTGACTGAACGCGGTGCCCACGGTGGCATTACCCAGCACGGTACCTTCTGGGTCGGTCACTTTGAACACGGTGGCCGAGGTGGCCAGCAACACATACCCGCCAGTTTCGACGGCAGAGCCAACGGCCACTGTGCCAACGGTGCCGTTGCCGGTGTTACTCGCCCCGGCCACCACCTGCACTGGGTTGACATTTTGTTGGCCCAGCACCGTGCCGCGCTTCAGTACGCCAGCACCCAACAGAATTGGCTGCGTCACTAGGTTGCGCGCATCGGCGATCAGCTGATCAGGAATGTAGACCTGAGCCTGGACGCCGGGTTGTTGAGGGTTATCTCGAATTTCAGTTGGGGTCAGCGACATGCTGTCGATCTCCGTTAGACGTTGGGGTTAGCGTGTCTGAGGCTGAGCGCGAGCTGCGGCCGCAATGATTTGTTGCGCGACCGGCGAAACATCAGCCGGGAGATCGTCACCACCGCCGGCGCCAACGTTCTGGACCTTGGCGGCGGCCATGCGGTCTTTGAAGCTACCGCCCTTACCGCCCACGACTCCGGCGGCATTGATAGCGCTGATCGCGGCATCAGCAGACATGCCGGTGTCGAAGGCAAACACGCAAGCCTGCTCCGGGCTGCCAGCCTTGAAACCGTGAGCCACGATCTGGGCACAGCGCGCGCGTTCCTGGCTGACGATGGCCTGCTTGGATGCCGTCTCTTCATCATCATCTTCGGCGTCGGAATCATCATCGGCGCGTTTGGCTTTACGCCCTTTGGCATCGTCCTTGTCCGGATCGTCGCCCTCGCCATTGGCACCTTTGGCACGACCGTCATCGTCATCCTTGTCGTCTTCGTCGTTTTCGGCCTTCTTACCTTTGGCTTTTTTGCCTTGGGTATCGTCGTCCCTGTCCGGCTCATCACCCTCGCCCTTGGCACGCTTGGATTTATCCTCGTCGTCGCCCTCATCGGCGCGCGGGTGGAAACCCAGCAGCTGGGCAAACGGCATCGCCGCACTCAGTCTGTTTCGAATGGTCATGGTCAATCCTCTGATTGGTTGGTGCTAGGCCAGCTGGGAAATCAGCGCCCGGAAAGCGGCGTCGGGCGCCGCGACAGCGTCGGCCAAACCAGCAGCAACACCGGCAGCGCCGAGGTAGGTGCCAGCTTGGGTTGCGCGAACCTTGCTGGCCGCGATGTTTCGATTGCGGGCGACGGTTTCCACAAACAGTTCGCCCATGGTGTCGATGTCATCCTGGAACCGCGCCAGCGCCGGAGCCGACAAGGGGATCTCGGAATGGCCGTCGGCCTTGCGATCGCCGTAGGTGATGAAGGTCACCTCGATGCCGGCGGAAGTCAGCGCCTTGGAAAAATCGACATGCATGCAGATCACACCGATGGATCCTGTGCCGCCGGTACGCGGGACGTAAATCTTGTCAGCGGCGCTGGCCAAGGCATAGGCCGCCGAATACGCCGACTCGTTGAGAATCGACCAGATCGGCTTGACCCCTCGGGCGCTGTAAATAGTGTCGACCAAGTCGAAGCAACCAGAGACTTCACCACCTGGTGAATCAACATCCAGCACAATCGCCTCGACCTTGGGGTCGTACAGCGCAGTCAGAAACGCCTGGCGCAATCCGTCGTAACCGGTCATGCCGCTCCACGGCCTGAGCGTCCCGGTTTTCTGGACCAGTGTGCCGTGGATGGGGATGACCGCCACACTTCCCACCAGGTCATAGCCGCTATCGCGAGATTCCCGATCGGCGTAGCTGTAGCCATCACCATCCAAAGCGAGCGGTGTCAGGTCAATGGCATCGCCACTGACCCGCATCATCCGACCGATACCCATACGCTCAGCCAGGGCGGCCATGATGACCTCGGCTTTCTCCGGTCGGATCGCTACCGGCACGTTGAAGAGCCGTTGAGCAAGATGTCCAAATTGCATTAGGTAGGCCTCGGTTTCTGTATGGCGTCGTCCGCCGACGTGTATCCGCCGGGGATCTGCATGCCGGCCCAAGTGGGACAAGGGATGCCCAGTTCTTTGAACTTGTCGATTTCGCGTTTGCGCTGCTCGAGCACTTCCTCGTAGTCCAGGCCCTGCTCCATGCATTCCTGTTGCAGCGTGGAAAGCCCCGCATCCATCCCCAGCACCGCGCCTTGCTTCTCAGCGACCGGATCAATCCAGCCACGAGCTGGCCCCATCCATTCGGCGCGCGAGTACATCGACCGGCACTCCATGAACTCTGGGGCACCGTGTGGCAGTGGGTAATCATCGACTTCCATGGATTCCTCCATGAAGCAGCCCAGCACCGGCTGTGCGGTGTTGTTGGCAAAGTCGTTACGGCGACGCGTAAGGGTCTTGAACGCTTCCAGCAGAGCGCCACGCGCCGAGCTGTAGTTGGTATCTGACCAATCGTGCGACATCTGCTGTGCCGACAAGCCTGTGGCCGAGGCAAAGTTGTTCAGGAACGATTTCTCGAACCCTGCAAAGTTGGCATTCGGCCGGGTTGCGGTGACTGCGTTGATCTTCTCGCCGGGAAACAGAATCGGTACTCGTGCTTCACCGAGCATGGTTTTTCGGCTGGCATGGTAATCAGCGCGTTGATCCTGATAGGCCGAAATGTCGTCCCCTTCACCAACGGCTTCCGCAACCAGACTGTGATCGAAAGGGCTTTCGATGTACGCCCCGAAAATCGAATTGATCACCGCCGCATCCAGCTCGACGGCGTCGTATTTTGCGAGCATTTTCATGCGCTGCAGAATCGGCGCGAAAATGCCTGAGCCACCACGGTGCTGCGAAGCCCGGTCATGATCGAAGTCATGAATGATGATCGGCCGCCCCCACTCGGTTTCCCGAGGGATCTGTTCCCAGGTCACGCTGTCGGCTGCTGCCCACCAGTCACCCTGATGTGCTTTGCGAATCCAGTACGCCTTTGCGGCACCAAAGCCATCAAGTACGACGCCACCACGAGACGAGTTTGAATCGAATTGCTGCTGTGGGTTGCTCAACCGATCCGGATCGATCAGCTGGATCGCTGTCGCATACCTCGCACGGCCAAGGCCCACGCGTTCAGGGATATAGCAGGCTTGCATCAAGGAGTCGCCGTCGATCAGCTTGTGGCGAAAGCCCAGACGCATCATCTGTGTAATGGTCAGCGAACGCTGTGCGTCGCAGTAACGGCCAGTGTCAAACGCCCACGTCCGATAGTTCGCGCTGGCCACTTGGGCAAACTCGTGCGCCCAGGTGGCATCAAAGGCCTTTTTACCGGTATAGGCCGCCAAGGCGCGCCAGTCCGGTTTGATCAATGGCCGGAAGTGACCGCCAATGGCGTTGTCGAGAATGCGGGTGACCGCGCCCGATGCCCATCCATCATTTCGGACCAGGTCCCGGACACGGGAAACGATCCGGTCACGGTACATGTTGAGCTCGCCATCTGGCGAACCGAGGACTGGGTTCCAGCCAGAGACATGCTCACCGTAGATATCAGCAGCGTCGTAGGGCGAACCACCACCGGGTGCAAGCATCTTTCCCCGGCTCGGCCGCAAAGGCTGGATCGGCTTACCGTCGAGCCCAACAATCGATACAGGGTTATTCATCACTTGAACCTGAATGTGAGAGGTCGACGGGCCCGGCCAACAATGCCGAGCTGTTGCTGCAGCATCTGAATGATGTTTACGAGTTGGGAAATATTGGCCCGGGTGAAGGTGATGCTCTTCGAGCCGTCACCCTGGGTGTAAGTCGCGGTTTCCACCTTGCCGCCCATCGATAATTGGAGGTAGGCCTGCTGGGCATTCTGCAAGGACACCTGCAATGACTCCCGGGAAATGCCCGCCAACAAACTACTGTTTGGGCCACAACGGTTCATGGGATAACTCCAGGTCTGCCCCGCCGGAGCGGGGACGTTCTACGCGAGCCGGCTGGCCAGCGTTTTTTTCTTGATGGGTTTCGACGGGATGACTTGCGGGCCAGTTTTCTTTCCTTCTGGCTCGGACTCATCCAGCGGATCTGCTGGCTCTGGATCGGGGCGACGAACAGGGATACCGATCAGCGCGTTGACCTTTTCAGCCAACTTGTTCAGCTTGATACCCATGTGCATGAGCCCGCATAGCGCGGCATAGCCGTACACGCGGCAGTCGAGACCTTCGTTTGCACGGCCAGGCCGGGGCTCCCAGACGCGATACTTCACGCCTCCCGTCTCTTTCACCACCGACCGCTCAGCAGTGAGCTGGGCGAAGTAGTTGATGTCGCGACTGACCGGGAAGTGCATGTAGCCCGGCCCCGGTTTGTCCTTCATCAAGCGCGTCACGATGGTGTCTTTTGCCGCGTTCACCCCCAGCATGACTGGGCGATAGGTGGCTTTGCTGCGCCGACTTGGCACTTTCGTCGGCCAAACCGGAGAGCGTTTGCCGTTCCGCGCTGACTCACCTTTGATCGCCCAGATTCGGCGACCGATGCGAGCTTTGCAGAAGGCATAGACCGCCTGCGTGTGGTGACCGCCGGAATCGAAACAGGCGGCCATCACCGGAAAGGCGTAACCATCGGCGCGGTACCAGATGCGCTTAAGGTACGCATCGAGCAAGGCCTGAGTTTCTGGTTGATCGAACTCGCCTTCGATGACGTGATAATCAATCGACCAAGACTCTTCGTTGACGCCCCAACCGATGACTTCCATTTCCAGCCGGTAGTCCTGGCAGTCGATGCCTACGGTGATCAATGCGACACCGTCGGGCACCTCTGCTGCCCAGATTTCACAGCGTGCCGCCAGACTTTCAATCTGGATCTCCCGACCGGAGTTCTTCCGGTAAGGAAGGCCAAGCTGGGTATTGTAAAAAGCGAGCTTCATGTCCTCGTCGTCGCCACAGGCCAACCATTTGCGGGCAATGTCTGCCGGCTTGTCTTTAGACCAGGGGCTGTACAGCTTCGACGCGGTGAAGCCCGCGTGTTCGTTATCAACCGGGTGACTGCCACAGGTGGGGCAACGAGCCAGATAAACCGAGTGCCGTGGGCTCTCTGACAGTGTCCATACGCGCTCTACGGCACCGACGCGGTCGAGATTCCAAGAGGCTTCGTACTGCTCAAGCGGCTGATGCCGATCACCGCAGCACTGGAAGACCTTGGTCTGATGCCAGCGAATGCTGCGCAACGACTTGAGTCGATCACCTTCGGACCACTGATCACCGCACCCCTCGCAATACATTCGCGCCGTTTTTGGTAGGTGAGCGCCGGTTTCCGGATCCTTCTGCCAATGGACATGTTTGAAAAACTCGGGAAACTGACGATGGCCGCAGGCCGGACACTGCACAGAGGCTCGGCGCTGATCGGAAGCCAGGTAGCTTTTTTCAATTCGTGACTCATCCTCTACCGTCGGGGAGCAGGCCCGCACCGAAAGCCAGTTGGCCCCGAAGCTTGCTGTCCGCTCTTCAGCGAGCATGATCGGATCGCCCTCACGGGTGATCGGGTATTTGTCGACCTCGTCACTCAGCAGAATGCGAATAGGGCGGCGCGCCAGGTTGTCCGGGCTACCAGCGCCGGCCAATGCCAAAAAACCACCGGGAAAGGCCTTGTACAACAGTGTCTCATCGGAAGACCTAGTCTTACCGGAACCAACTAAGGCACGCAGGACCGGGGTCGTACGGACCAGCGGGCTGATGCGTTCCTTGGAGAACTGCTCGGCGGCGGCCTCCTTGGGTTGCAACAACAACATCGGGCACGGATCAAGGTGCGCGAAGTAGCCGAAGATGTTTTCCAGCAACGCAGTTTTCAGCAACTGGGTGCTGACCATCACGGTGATGACGTGCACACCGGCTTCGGTAACCGCCATCATGGGACCGCGGGCAACCTCGACAGTGGAGGTTTCCCAGTTGCCGGAAATGGCGCCGGCCTCTTTGGCCAGACGGCGGTACCGGTCTGCCCAGTCCGGGACAGTGATGCGCGGCGGAGGGGTCCAGCCTTGGCGATAGGCGAGCACCAGGCGGTCAGGTTTCGCTAGCGAACTCGACCTCAATTTCTGGCTCGCCGAGCTGGCTGATGTGTTTGTGGACATACTCCGTCAATGCTCCGACCACACGATCAGCCTCAAGCCCAAGGTCCGCGGCCAAGAGTGGGCCAATACGGGTAGGCCAGTTGAGCCAGGCATCACGTGATGCCCGCGCTTGTTCAAATAGGATTTTTTCCGCGATATCCAGAGAGACCAGGGCGCCCGACTTCTGCTCGTACTCAAGTTGACGCAGCAGCGCCAGGTAGTTCTCTTTCAGGCGCAGGGCATCGGCATAGTCGCGGGTGGCAACTCCGCCGTTTTCCAGCAACCACAACGCCTGCCCTTCGAGCGACTCATCCTCGTCCGGCAAGAGGTTCGCAGCGCGCGGCTCGACCTGCGAACTGCGAACCACAGGGTTCGCACTTTGGTTCGCACTGTTCGCAGCCTTCGCATTACCTTCGCGCCAACTGCTTCCGGCCAGCGCCGGATTTATCGAGCCATCGGCAAAAGCCGCGAGGCGCTTGAGTTTCAGCGCTTTTCGAACCAGCGTATCGGACACGCCTTCGCGTCTCGCGAACTCGCGAATGGAGATACCTTCTTTCATTGTCGGGACCGGGGTGCGAACACCTTTGATACTTCATAGCTGGGGGAGTAGCGCGGCGCGCAATGCCCTCGATGCCAGAAGGGCGCAGAGGGACCCATCATGGGGGGGTACCCCTCCCGAGGACGTCTCGACGCACCACGACGGTGCAGGGAGGGTGCCTCAGCGCGCCGTCGCGAGCGCGTGCCCGATGGCCTCAGCGAACACGGCATTGAAGCGGCGGTTCACGAGTGCCTGGGCGCGGCTGCGATAGTTCAGGCGCTTGGTCACGGCCAACGCATCGCCGAAACGGATCAGCAACTTGAGATGTGCAGCGACCTTCTTCTTCGCCGGTATCCGCTGCCACACACCATTGACCATGCCTGCCTTGGTCTTCACTGGACCGATGAACACATCAGCCCGGGCCTTCAACCGCTCAAGGGCCTTGCGAGGTAATTGACCATACTTGTCGAGCTTGATGTTCTTCGGGTTGAGCAGCGCGCGACCAGATAGAACATGCGAGCCACCTTCCTCGTAGGGCGCCAAGTACTTGGCCGCGATGGGTTTGACGTAGACGATCGCCTTCAGCGTGTCCTTCCTTGCACCTTGGACACCAACTGACCTCTGCGTAAATGGTCGGGGCTGCTTGAAGGTCGACGCGATGTTATCAATCTCATCATCCGCAACCTCGGTACCAATAGCGGTCAGCGCACGAGCTGTCGCATATCCGATCTGTTTGTACGCAAGAGCCGAAAGCTTCTTGGTCAGTTCCTTCACGTCGTATCGGACGGATATTGCAATTGGCCCCGACATCTCGACTCCCCATCACACACTTTCTGTCGTTGATCAGCTCGATTGTTCGTCGGGCTTCTGTACGTCTTCACGCAGCTTTGGCTGCTGAATGACCCGAGACACCGCAACGGCGACACCGAGCACCATGTTCACCGAGGCAAACACCAGCGGGTCAACAGCACCTTGGAACGCTGACCAGCCAGTGGCCGCAGCATTGAGCGCGACACCAACGATCGCCAATTGAACACTGGTCATTCGCCAGAACTTTCGCCATTCAGGGATTAGGGTCATGAGCTTTCTTCGCTGCAGGTAGTTGCTCGAGGCTTTCGGCATAGCGCTTCCACTCGTCGCGACTCTTCAGAGCTTTCCGCAGCTGCTCGCTTTGGCCTTCGACTGGAACGCATGGTTCGCTGATGTAGCGGTAAAGGGTGGTGTGTTGAACCTTGGGCGGCTCGGTGATCGTGTCTGTCTGTGCGCACCCAGTGAGCAGCATGAGGACGATCAGAAGACGCTTCACTTGGGTCTACCCATCTGGGCTAAAGCCTTGAGGCTCTCACCTACCTGGTTGACCTGAAACTCTTGGCGCTGGGTCGAGATGCGCAGGGAGTCGACGAGCTTGTCTGTCGACTCCCTCGATCGCTCCAAGGAATCAACCCGCTGGCCGATGAGAGCCTGATTGGTCTGGTAGTTGGCGAGCTGCACCTGGAGTGATCCGAGCGAGCCCACCACATACACAAACGCACCAATGGCGCCGGCAGATAAGATCGTTTGCAATATCGGGACAGCGACCTTGAATGTGGCGCTGTCTGCAATGCGCGAAACTTCTGTCATGAGCGGCACCGTGAATAAAAAAGGCGCCGTGTGAGGCGCCAAACGCTGGGGAGCAGCGGTTAATTTGATGGCCTTATTCGGCCAGGGTGAAGTCGATATAGTAAGCCTTGCCCGGCTCGAGCTTGTCGGCGACTGACTTCACGATCTTGGCCTTGTACTCAGCTACCGGCGTGTACTTGCCGAATACGGCGTTTTCGCCAGGCGGATCTTTTGGCAGAGCACACACCGCGCCGAATCGAACATCACACAACGGATCGTCACGCTCTTGATTGGCGTGACGCACATGCGTGACTTCGTGGCAGACCATTTTGCAGCGCATTACTGGAGACATGATGTTTCCTCGGGTTGATGGGTGTGGTGGAGCTGAAACGATTGGATTTGATACATCCGGGAAAGCATCCACTTGGTAGCGGCTTTCCTCGGCGGTACAAAAAAGCGCGAACACGCTTCGGGCTTTTTCCGTTTCGACCAGGCTTATTCAGCAGGGCGACAAACCGTCGCTCTCGGGCAGGGGTTTCGCCGAGGTCATCACGAAGTGATTGCTGGTTGCGCGCAGATTGGTCTTCAGGCCTTCGTCACTGGACTGGCTACCCGTTCGCCACATGGCCAGGGTCAGGTCGAGTCGCTTGAGCGCAACACCTTGCGGCTCGCTCGCGACGAATGCCGCGTGGTACGCACTGGTGATCGGCTCGGCGAATGCCGACATGGAGAAACAGGACAGGCAGGCGGCAAGCGCCAGGCCCAGGTAAGCGGAGAGTCGCTTCATCATTCGGCATTCCTTGTGGGTGGGTTTTCTTTGAGCAATAAAAAACCCGGCTCAATGGCCGGGTTTTCGAAGGGGTGTGCGTTTGAGGTAAGTTGCGCACTATGGGAAAATTACCCGCAAACTCCCACCATGTCAACAGATTACGCTGCCGATTCTTCTTTCTCCGCGTGAATCAACTGCCACACAGGAGATTGAGCCTCAAGATCCACTTCTTTGATCACCGCTTTCAGTGATTCCCACAAGTCCAGCCAGTCGCGATTCCAGTGCTTCGGCTCAATCGATACCCCGAAGAACGCATTCATTTCAGCAGCCACCCGAGCCGGCCCCCATTCGGCGGCACCGGTCACTTCAGCTTTGTACGACTGCAATGCCAGCGTCACCAGGTACTGAGCCTTCACACGCTTGGCTGAAGTCAGATCAGGGAGCTGCGCCTTGGCGGTGATCAGCAATACGGCATTCATTACGTGTTGCATGGTCAGGCACGGGTGGTAAAGGAAGTGCCCAAACTGCTGCACCTGAAAAGGCAGCGTGCCAATGGCGCGCTGAATCTTGCCCATCATTGCCAGATGCGCGGCGCGAGCTGTGGATCGCCCGATCGGTGTACGGCGTGTTTCGCTGATGCTGATGCGCTGGCGAGCCACCTTTATACGTTCCTCTTTGTCATCGCCCATGGCAGCAAAGACCACCTCATGCTGACGAGCCCTGACCTTCTTGGCGATGGTGGCGGACTTGGCCGAGTCAATGGCTACGGCGGATATTGAGGCGTTCGACTCATGCTGCGAGTCGGTCCAGGCTTGACGCGCTCCGATCAGTTTCATAGTGACTCTCCCCAGCAAAAATAAAGAACGGCGATCAGTCGCCGGTGAAGTTCGATCTGCCGGCACCGCGGCGGTTGTTCTGTTCATATTGTTCGTGGGCACCGCCGATGGCTTGGCGCGCCCTTGCAAGGTCAGCAATGGCGTTGCGCAGCTTCATGCTCAGTTGCGGTACCAGTTCTTCCAACGGCACCGCGTCGCCAGTGGCCCGACAAACCCAGCCGGATGCATGGCAAGCCAGGCAGTCGAGGCGGTGGAAAACGCCCTCTGTGCTGCCCGCACCGCGACAGATGCTGCACTCCATCAGCGGCTTGAGTTCGCGACGAAAGGCGGGGCCATGGCTCTTTTTCATCATTTTTAAACCTCGCCTATGGTTGATTCTTGAATGGCCTCGCGGGCCTTATGTTTCGTGGCTTCCAGCGCATTACCAGAATCTCCGGTTCTAAAGCCGGTCAACCCGTGAATGTGGTTGAAACCCTTCTGGTCTAGATGCGCGTGCCACTGTTCCAAGGCGTCACGCTTGCGGCTCATCACGTCCGACTGGATGTACACCTTCACGTTGTGGCCCATCGCGTGGTTGATCAGCAGCTCACCGATCAGGTGGTCAATGCCGATGTCTGCCCACCCGGTGCGGGCCACCTTGCGCAGGTCGTGACTGGTCCACTCGCCCTGCCCCAACCGGGTGAATACGGCACTGGCTTGGCCTTCACTCAGGGCCTTGCCATTGCGAGCCGGGAACAGGAACTGGCCGTCATATCCTCTGGCGTACTGACCTTCTCGATACCGGATCAGCAGCTCGCACGCTTGCTCTGTCAGTGGCAGGTGATGCTCAACACCAGTCTTGGTGTGCTCGGCCGGAATGAACCACTCACGCTCGGCCAGGCTGATGTGCGACCAGCGCGCCTGACGCGTTTCGCCGATACGTGTGCCATGACAGAGCATCATCAAGGCCAACATGGCATCCAGCGGCGCAGCCTTGGTGACTTCGCTCAGCTGCTCGAGCAGACCTTGCAGCTGAACACCACGCAGGCGCGATGGCTTGATCCCGACCTTGGCCTTCGAGAAGTCGTTGAACTTGATGGCGGCCATAGGATTGGCCGAGATGTGGCCCAGCTTGAACGCCTGACGGAATGCCAGGGCCAGCAGCTGGAACGCCGAACGCACGTAGTCGATGCCGATCTTCTCCTGCAACGGCCACATGAACTGGCTGTCGAGGGTTGCCTTATCGATGCCGGCGAGCGGCAGATTGCCCAGGCATGGGATCAGGTGGCACTTGATCAGCGAAGCGCCGGTCTTCTTGCGTTTGCTCGACAGGTTGCGGTCGCGGGACATGCGCTCGGCGTACCAGTCCAACAGCTCGCCGGTGGTTACCCACTTCGAAAGGTTCGACCCAGCACCGGCCTCCAGGCGCAGGCGGATCGCCGGCAGCGCGGCCACAACCTGCTTGGCATTCAGGTCGGGAAAGCTGCCGATGCGCTTCCACTCGCCCTTCACTACCAGGTACCACGATGCCCGGGCGCGGGCGCGGGTGAAGCGCAGGTATAGGCCGCGATTCTCGGTATCCCTCAGGTCCCGGACATCGCCAGCAGCCTGACGCTTGATCTCGGCGTCGGTGATCTTTACGGCGGCACTGGTCATGCTGAAACCTCATGCGACTTCTGTTGCTCAGGGATGAAGTCGCCGCGCAAAGGCATCAGGTGGCGAGCCCGAAAGAACCCGCAGCCGTCGGCATCTTCGCGATAGATCACCCAGCCATCGTATGGCGCTGTCCACACTTGGCCATCAGGCTGAACTGCCTTCAGGCCTTCGCCTATAAAAATATCCAGCGTGACTTCGGTCATGGCCGCAAACCCGAAGCCGGCTTTAAGCGTCAGCGCCTGGTCGCCAGGCTTGAACGGATGGCTCATTGGATCACCACGACAGTAGGAGGGAGACGGAGGTAATCGCGGATGGCCTCTACGGCATCGAAATGCCCACGACACACGATCGCCAGATAGCCCTGTTCGTTGAGTTTGCGAATGCGTTCGTGCTGTGCCGGCGAGACGTCTGCATCATTCGGTGGTGTGGCCTTGAACTCGATGTACAGGCCGAAGTACCCACCGCGCGCCATGGTCAAGACCAGGTCCGGAATACCAGCCACAACGCCCTGCTGCTTCAGCTTTCCGGCGACGGATTTGTGACGATGCCCGCCGTTGGGGACGTGGTAGATCAGGTCGGCCACTTTTGGCATCCGGGCGCGCAGCTCGGAAATTAGAGCGGCCTGCTCGATGCCTTCGCGGTCAAGTCGCGGTGCTCTGGTGGACCGTGGCATTAGCAACTGCAATGCGACGGGCTTCAATTACGCTCACCCCGTGCCACCCGGAGCCGGCGCGCAAGGTGGCGAATACCGCACCAGGTGCCGACACCAACGATCACCAAGAAGGCGAACCAGAGGTGAACAACGTGGTCGTTCAGGTAGGCGCTCATACCCTCTCCCCAGTGATAACGTCGATAATTTCGAAAGTGTTCGGCCACATCAGGCGACCGAACTGCTGAGCAATAGCTCGGTGCTCGAACAGACCGACCGCGCGATCTGGTTTGTCAGTGAGGTCCAACTTGTAGCCACAGCAGTGCACGGCGTACCGGTACTCAACGGGATTGGTCGGGGCAAGGCGATCATCAGCCACGGGCACCTCCCAGCTTGGCGCGCAAATTGGCCAGGGCGTCGTTGCCAACTTCAGGTGTGATCCTAGATTCGGCACGAGCTGGTAGCGCCTTGGGCATCGGCTGAAGCGGTTGACCGTCTAGCAAGCGTCGGATGGTGATCGTGTAGTTACGATCGAATAGCTTCAGACTGAGCCCTGCGTCGAGTTTGTTCAGGCTCTCAAAACCGCATTCCTTGGCCGTATGCCAAACCGCGTCATGCGACCACTTGCCCTGCCCAGCCATGCCCGGGTGAGCATTTCGGCATGCTTCCCGATGCGCGACGGCGAGTGAAGGCAAGCCGAGCATTTCGGGGGTTGGCTTGCACCATTCGATGAATTGGCCAGGGCTTGGAATGAAGTCACCGGACTGCTTACGAACTTGGGTCATGCCGAAATCAATCTGGCCCTGACTGCATATCCCTGCCTCGATAAACGCCTGAAACCACTGGCGCTTCGACGCCTGATACGTCTCTTGATCAGGCCAAGCCTGACGCCATGCGGAGCGTATCGAACGGAGCTCTTTGAACAGATTATTCACGGCCGTCACCAGCGTTGAGCTGGCTTCATCCTTAGGCTTCCGAGGATTGTCGCCTGCCGCGATGAACTCACCATCTTGGGCGCCCGGCCATAGTCCCTGAGCAATCACAGAAACGTTCTTCATCACGATTGCACCCCGTTTTGCCAGGAGGTGTCGTCATCGTCATAGTCTGAAGAGCCCGCAGCTTTTTGCCGGATCGGGGTGACATTCGAGGCCGCAGCGGCACGCACCGTGTCGTTCTTCACCCACTTGACCAACATGCTCACCCACTCGCCCTGCGTGTTCACCTGCCGCTTCGGCTCGTAGTGACCGGTGAAAGCCTTGATCACCTCATCGGTGAATAGGTCCAGCGCAAGGCCTCGGTGAAACGCGTAGGTTTCCAGCAACGTCTGATCAGGCTGCCAGGTGAGGGTCATTTCGGTTGGCATGCGAGGATCGATGGATTCCTGCGCGGAGAGAGGGTCTTTACTCTTCTCTACTTCTTCTTTAGGTAACGCACCGCTAACGTTCGCTGCGTTACTTTTACCGTTACTCGCCTTGTGGTTTGCAACGCGCTTTGCCGTGAGAAGCCTGTTTTTAGCAGTCTTACCGTTATGGCGGTCGAAATGCGGAAGGCTGATCACACCGTCTAGTTCGATCATCCAAGCGACCGACTTCATGTGCTCGCAGAAACCGATAACGCCAACGAGACGATCCAGTAACTTTTTACTAACGCTCGGAGCGTTACCGTTTTCGGTTTGTTGGTCGAACCAACCCCAAACGCGCATCAGCTTGCCGACGACCGCATCGGGGTCGATATCGGCCAGGTCGGCGATCTGGCAAACCTCAGGCTTGTCCAAGGTGGTGAGTTCAAATTTGATCCAGTCGCCGGCCATTACGCGGCCTCCTGCATGAGTTCAGCGAGACGGGTAAGACCTTTCGGGGTAACCATGGGGTCGAAGGCTGCGCGCTCGATCCCGGTTTCTGGGTCAGGCTTCAAGGCGGTAACCTTGTGGGTCATGTGCCCGGAGGTAATGCGCGGCTGATAGGCAACCCAGCGTTTGCAGCCTGGGCGCCGATAGATCCAGCGGTGCTGCTCAAGCCAAGCAAACAGCCGCGACGGGGAGAGGCCAAGCTGCTTGGCCGCATCAGTGACGCAAATCGCTCCTCCAGCGGCGGCAAGCCGTTTGATAGCTGCAACTTTCGGGGCCTGTTCGGAAATGACGCGTTGAAGCTCACCGTTCTTGTCAGCCAGATCAGCGGCAAGACGGAGTGCTTCGGGAAGGGATTGCGGAATAGTGACAACCTGTCGTGACACGTTTTCCAGTTCGCCTAAACGTGTCACGACACGATGGCGAAGCGGGATGCTGTAGCCGGTCAGCAGGGTTTCAGTCAGGATGCGATCAAGGTGAAATTCGGCGGTGTACCCCCGCCCATCCTTGACCTCCTGGAGATGGCGCAAATCTGCGCCATCGTCTGCCAGTGCCTTGCGCATCACACGGATGTCACGAATGACGTCCTTGTGCTGCTTGCCGGTGAGCTCAGCAATCTCCCGGCTCGACATGGTGACCGTATTGCTTGGAGCGACGATCGTGTTCATAATGGCCCCTCAAGTGTTTGTGTTGTGAAGAAGCCGGTCTAGCCACCGGCTTTTTTGTGCCTGTAATTTGAGTACTGGATGAATCAACAGCCATTCCAGTGCACTACCCCAACTCCCTGCTAAATCCGATACTTGTTTCATCAGCTCGACCAGGGACGAACCCATGACCTTCTTTTCTTCTTGGCCCCTTATTAGGTGCCAGCCCCGCTTGGCCCAATCGTTGCTGCGCTGGCCCCTAATAAGGGGCCGGACCGTTACCTCACGGGGAAAATCGAAATCACGTTTTCTGCCTGCGCCACTTGTGCGCAGTGAGCCGAGAGACGGTTTTGCAAGGTGTCTTTATCTGCTGCGAGGCGAGCAGCACTGCGCCGCTCGACCGCTCGCTCAGTCATCTGCAGGATTCGATCAGCTAGCTGATCCATGCCGATACCGACCTCGTCAGCCCAGCGCTCAAGCTCGTCCTTCTCGTCCTGCGTGTACTGCCCTACTTCGTGTATTGCAGGCATTGGTGCCTCCTCCATGGCCTAATCAGGCGCTGAGTTTCTTGTCGTTAACTTGGGAAATCGTGTCCTGCTCTCGCTTGGCTTTCAGGGCCGCACGTATGAGGTCGCGAACTAGCGCACCAGGCTGAATTTTCAGCTCGCGGGCCAGTTCGCCCAGCGCTGGAAAGCCGTCCAGCTCGTCCGACTCGCCGTCATCGACCAACGGGAAGTACCCGTAATCCTCCTTGAACCGCAGAGCCGCCAACGTGAGGTCGCGAACCAAGGCGCCCGGCTGAATCTCACGCGCTAACGCTTCAACCTCGAGGGCGGCGTAAGCGGCGTCATTGAGGCGCGACTTCAGCTGGTGGGTGTTGCGATGCGTCTTGTTTTTGTAGGCCATTGGTTCACTTCCGGGGTCGGTGTGACAGGGCTGGGTTAGGCGGCTGAAAGCTTGGGGTCGGCCTTCAGAGCACCCTTGGTCAGAACCTGAATTTGGTACTGGCGAGACTCGGGCACGTGATCACCCCACATGGTCACTGCGCCAGGACTGATGTTCAGGGCAACCGCAAGCTTCTTCTTCGAGCCGAAATGCATAGCCGCATCTTTGGTTTTCATAAATTCGCTCCTTTAGCGATAGGTCTATTTAAGCATGCTGAATTATCGACATCAATACTGTTTCCACGCTAAAGGCATGCTTAAATTAAGTTCGCTTAACATTTACCTATGAGCAGACACGACCGAATCGCCCAGGCGATCAAGCACAGCAAGAAACTAAAAAAGGATATCGCTGCTCTTTGCGGCGTCTCGGCTTCGGCCGTAACTCAATGGGTGAACGGTGATAGCAAGGCGCTAAAACCTGAAAACCTTTTCGCTCTTGCGAAGGCGACCGGCGTGAGCGCTGAATGGCTCGCGAATGGTACTGGCGACATGGTTTCCACCAAGGCAGGCCACCCCTCTAACGTGGAAGTGGCGTTACAGCCAACACGATCATTTATGTACCCAGAAATCAGTTGGGTACAGGCTGGAGCAGCAACCGAGGCAATGGACACGTCTAACGTTGCAGCGTGCGAAAGGCACTCATCAGATGTATGGGCTGGCGAGAGTGCTTTCTGGCTTAAGGTTGTGGGGCAGTCCATGACGAGCGCCGTCGGCGCATCCTTCCCAGAGGGTTCTCTGATCCTTGTCGCCCCTGAGATTGAACCCAATTCCGGCCAGCTCGTTGTGGCCCGCATGCCTGACACGAACGAGGCAACATTTAAGCAGTTTCTTCGGGATGCAGGAGAGTTCTACCTAAAACCATTAAACCCTTCATTCCCGACGACTCCTATGGATGGTGATTGGGAGGTCGTTGGCACAGTAGTGGACGGCAAAATGCCGAAGTCGATTTTCAGATAGCCCAGTCATCTGGCCCGGGTTCTTCTCGAAGTATTTTGTGAACAAAGGAAGCCCGCCCCTGTGCGGGCTTTTTGTTGTCCGCAACCCAACGGAGTACAAAAGTACTCTTGTCGCGCCACCTTACATTGATGTATAAAATACTGTTTATTCATACAGTAAATAAGAGCAAGAATCATGGCGAAAGCAAAGAAAGAACCAGCATCCATTACCCCTCCTAGCTCTTTCGAGCTGATGGGATTGCGCGTGCAGAAGATCATCAATTCACCGGCTGCGCAGAAAGCCAAAGAGGCCACGCTCTTCCGCTCGCCAGATGAGCCTGAAGACGGCTGGAGCCAGCTTATGCAGGAAATTGGCGAGAACGATAACGTCACGGTGGAACACCAGGAAGACGGCGGCGTGTTCATTTACTGGACCGTACCCAGCGAGGATTGATCGCTTCGAATGAATGAAGCCCGCCTTAAGCGGGTTTTTTTTTCGCCCGCAGAATTAAGCAATCTGAATTTATTTTCTTAAGCATGCTTGACTGTCGCAATTCAGCTTGCTTAAATTCACTCCATCGCAACCGGCACCCAATCAGGGGCCAGCCGCGAAGGGTCAAGAAACCCGCCGCTCTTTAACAGTCAGACGTGACCCAGCGACGTACCGGCATGCCGGTGGTGAGAAAGCTAAACCGTCGACCATGCCAGCTCTGGAACTGGCCGGACTCCCACATGGAGGACGCGAAGCAGCACAGCCACCCGTAACAGCATCGAACACGAAATGTGCGACGACGGGCAGTGGTGGGGAAACCCGGCGGACGTGCGGCGAGATCGAACTAAGGCAATTTTTGCCTGTGTTCAGCCCAGCCCACCGTGGCCAGTAACGGAGGTACGAAACACGGAACATTTTCACTGATGCACCTGGTTGACCGGGTGCATTGGGAAAATAACCGAGAGGTAAACAGCATGGAATCAACAATCAAAAGCGGCACATGGATCGGCCATCTCGGCCGAGGCCTTGCCCGTCGAGAACTTCAATTTCTGCTTTCAGTTGCGCAAGGCTTGACCGCCAAACAAATCGCCAGAACGTTCGATGTTGAGCCAGGGACGGTGGTCAAGCGGATATCCAACGCGATGTTCAAGCTGGGGGTTCACCGCCAGACCGCGCTCGTTGCCGAGGCAATGCGACGAGAAATTATCGTTGGCCAGGCTGAAAGCCCAAATCCTCAAGGCCCAGCTGGGGAATCTACTGATGGTGTTTTTATCGCGTAAACGACGGCAAAGCATCACTGCTGCACCTTGGCGACAGGGTGCATCGGGATGTCACCCAACCCAGAGGAACACCCATGAAATCGAAAGCGTTATTGCTGGCTGTGCTGCTGAGTGTTTCAGCCATCGCCAGCGCGGCACCGCCTCCCCTTCGTTTCTGCTCCGGTGGTGAAGGCGGCTTTTACGAAAGCCTGGCCACCAGCATCGGCAACACCATTGCCAAGCAGGACGGCGGGGAGGCGAAAGTGATCAACACTGGTGGCTCGGTAGAGAATGCCGAGAAGCTGAAGGACGGGGCCTGCGACATCGCGGTCATCCAGAACGACGCGGTGATCAGTTTGCCGATGCCGGCCGATCTCAAGGTCAGCGATGCACACCAGGAGGTCATCTACTGGCTGCACGGCAAGGCCGGCGTCGATGACTTCGGCAAGATGGAAAAAGACAGCGTTGCGGCGAAGTACGCCTTTGCGGCGGTGTCTGGATCCGGGGCATTGGTCACGGTCCGCAATTGGATCAAGACCGACAAGGATTACGAAGGCGCACGAATCGTCGAGTTTGACGACTGGTACAGCGCGGCCGAAGCAGTCGCCCAGGGCTACGTCACGAAGGCCGGTGTGCGCATCGAGATCGCCGGCATGCTGTACATCGGTCGCGCCGGGAAGATCCCGAACGACATCACGGCCGACTTCAGCAAGCAGATCCTGATTGGCGAGGTGAACGACAGTTCATTCGAAGACGCAAAAGACGCCAACAACAACCCGCTTTACACCCACTGCGTTGTCGACAAAGAAGGCCAAAGCGGCCTGGACACTTCGACGATGGGCAAGCCTGACACTTACTGCCTGCGCGCTCAGATCGTGTTCAACAACGACTATCTGAAAAGCATGCAGCCAGACGAAGCGAAGAAGGTCCGCCGCGCTGTGGATAAAGGTATCAACAGTGTCGTGAAGGTGGTGCGGTGATCACCCGCTTACTGATCGCGATCCTATTGGGCGGAACCATGCTGATGGTCGCGAGTTTCCTTCACATCATCTCCATTGCCTTCCTGGCCGGGGTTATCTCCGGTCTCGCCCTGGGCGTGGTCATGTGGTTTCGCTTCGCTCAATAGCATCACTTCTGCCCATTCACTGAGTGGGCAGCGGGATGACAACCGGAGCTATGACAATGAACAAAGAACAGGTTTACGACGACCAAATCAGCCCCCTCATGCAGCAGATCATCGCCATCAGCAGGGAGCACGGCATCGCGATGATGGCGAGCTTCGACATTGCTCACGATGGCGAGGGGCCGAACGGCGAGGACTGCTCCAGCTTGGTTTGCAGCACGCTGCTGCCCGATGGCAACGACGAACCCAACCCAGTGTTTGCGCAAGCTAATGCCCTCATCCGTCGCAGTGGCCGGCCCGCGCCGATGCTGATCACGACCACGCACGGCGACGGGTCCAAGACCATGACCGCAGTGATTTGAGACAGCCAGCGCCACGTCAGCCTGACGATAACTGCCCGATCACCTCGCAAGAGGCTGCATCGGAATGTCGGCGGGTCATGAAAAAAGCATCTCCAGAGCAATCGGATTGTGGCGAATACCCGGACGTCGATTGCAGAAAATGGTGTGGACCGACATTCCAATGCAGCTTCGATAGGTGGCCACTGCCTGCCCAGTGTGCGAGCGATAGGAGTCACGACCATGAAGTAGACGAGCGATCCACCTGCGTGGCGCAGTAAGCCTGAAGGCTGTGCCCAGCACTCATACAGGCAGCGGACAGCAGGTCGTCGATGTCACCGCGCATTGGCCGGAATTCCGGTAGGCCACCCCATCGCACCAGGACAACTTGATGCTGCAAACCCAGGCCGTCGCCAGTAGCGGGCCTGGGCACCCTCCCTTTGTCGATATTCGCCAGCACCTTCCCCCGCGCCCACCGACCCAAGCGGGCGGCCAAGGTATTGCCGAATATCCACACCCACACCGAGGGACCAACCATGCATCCATCATTTCAAGAGCGCATCGACGAACTCGGTGTGCTGCTGCAGCAAACAAACGCCGCGCGCGCCGCGTTCTTCGGGCGCATTGATCGGCCAGTGCCACCGAAACCTGTGCGCTTCCAGGTAACAGGCGAAAGCGTCGGCATGTTCCAGATCGTCGACCTTACAACCGGCAAGACTCGCGCTTTCCGCCAAGGCTTTAAGGCCGCTCACGACCTCGCAATGCAGTTCGAAGCAAAGGCCAACCGCCTCCCCGGAGGTGCGCAGTGATCGGTGTGCCAATGCCCAACCCGCGCGACTCGATGATCGACGACCTGAACCGAAAGCTGGATCAGTTCTTCGGGACCGGCGGCAATGCTGAACCGGCTGCCGCCTTCAAGCCTGAGCCCCGTCCACCCCGCTCGGACAAGATCGACCCCGACACCGTCCTAAAGCGCCGGCGCCGCTCCCCATCCCACGCAGAGCGGATCGCACTGAGGCGTATCACGGAGTCTCTATGAGCAAGCGCAAGCCCAACAATATGCGGGCCAGGATCGAACGCTCTTGCCGGGCGCTGCTCAGCACCAACCACGTCGCGGTGGTGAACATTGATCCAAGCGGCCGCCAGGGCATGATCAACTGGAAGAACTGCAAAAACATCCCGCCCGGCCAGCGCCTCGCCGACGCGGTCTGCGACTTCCCGCACCGCTGGACAATCTACGTCAGCGTCCAGTGCCGCGATCAGCGCGGGCACCGCTACACCAAGTCGGTAGAGGTCGCGCCCCAGGGCAACTACCTGGCCGCGCACCTCGAAGACGTGATCGAAGAAACCTACAAAGACCTGGTCGCCGAGAGCAATCCGAATCATCGGGTCGCATCGGGCTGGATTGCCATCCCGGCCGAGGTCTCACTCACGGAAGAACAGGCCGCCAGAGTGTTCGACGCCGTGGGTGTCTGGAGTCAGCAGAGAGCCGCATGAGACGTATCAACCACCAGGTGCGCCAGCGCCTTCGCCAATCGCAATTCAACCTTCCACCCAGCGGCCTCTTGGCCATCCCGGAGAAACAGCCATGCCCACCCCAACCGATACCGCCGAGTTCCTCGAGGAGCTTAACGGCGGCGCATTCGCCAGCCAAATCGGCCACGCCCTTTCCGAAGTAGCTGCCGGGGTAGTCGACCACGGTAAGGTCGGAAAGCTGGTGATCACTCTGGACTTCAGCCAGATCGGCGAATCCAGTCAAGTGAAGATCAAACACAAACTCGACTACAAGGTGCCGACCAAGCGCGGTACCCGCAGCGAGAACACCAGCCTGGACACGCCGATGCACGTCGGCAGCGGCGGCAAGATCTCGCTGTTTGCTGAGAAGCACGACCAAATGTTCACCCGGGACGAGGCGCCTATCCCGCGCCGCACCTGACCACCGCTATACCCCGCTCTACCCCTTCCCCATAGAGACCTGACAAATGTCCCTGACGAAAGAAGCAATTCAACTGATCACCGACACCGCGCTGATTGCCACGGCAAAGGCGCTCGATACTGACATGCCTACTGCGGTGATTCCTGAAGGCGCAAAGGTGGTCAATCTGGAAGCCTACAGCGCATTCCGCAGCCGCTTCCGTGGCACATTCTCTACCAACTCACTGCTGGACTTCGGCAAGTACGTCACCGACCGGGCGGTCGTGGATGCCAAGGGCTTCATCAATCAAGATGAGATGACCTGCTCGGTGCTGTTCAACCTCGGCACCGAAGCGGCGCCTGGTCACGCTGATGATCGGGCGGTGCTCAAGCTGAAGGCAACGGCTGGTTACCAGGCGGTGCAGGCAATCAGTGGTCGCGCCATGTCGCAGAAGGACATGAGCGACTGGATTGAGGACTGGAACAGCACGCTGTCGGCCGTTGGCGAAGACAACCAGAACATCAGCCTGGTCAAAGCCATCGCTGCGGTGCGAACCATCACGGTGAAAGCATCTTCGGAAAGCGATCACACCGTCAGCGAAACCCGCGCCAGCCGCAGCGCAATGGATGCCATCGAGGCGACCAGTAAAGAAACGCTGCCGACTTCGCTGATCTTCTCGGTCGTACCGTTCGAAGGGCTGCAGCTGCGCGAGATCATTCTGCGCATCTCGGTCATCACCAGCGGTGCACAGCCGGCACTGAAACTGCGCTGGGTTGGTGAAGAAGTCCAGCGCGAAGAGATCGCGCAGGAGTTCAAGTCAGTGCTTCAGGAACAGATCGGCGATGCCGCGGCGCTGTCTTTGGGTGCCTTCGATCCAAAGTAAGTAGCACAGGCCGGGAAACCGGCCTGACCCACCCCCCAACTACTGCTCCGAACTCCAACGCATCCCACTTAAACGAGTCACGCCAGTCGGCGAGGATCACCTATGTCCGCACAACAGAAACCCCAGTTCATCCATGGCCAGCCAAGCATGGGCCTGCCGTTCGAAAAAGAGCTGGTGGTTGACCTGTTCGCCGGTGGCGGCGGCGCGAGCACCGGCATCGCCCGGGCGTATCGGGAGCCGGACGTGGCGGTAAACCACAACCCCATCGCCCTGGCTGTACACCGCGCCAATCACCCGAAGACGGCGCACTATGTTGCCGACGTGTTCGAAGTTGATCCGGTACTTGCCACCGGGGGCCAGCCAGTAGGCATCCTCTGGGCCTCGCCAGACTGCCGACACCACAGCAAGGCCAAGGGTGGCGCGCCGCGCGATCGTGGTGTGCGTGGACTGGCCTGGGTTGTTGTGCGCTGGGCTCACGCTACCCGGCCCCGCCTGATGTTTCTTGAGAACGTCGAAGAGTTCTGCGACTGGGGCCCGATCGATGAGGAAGGCCAGCCGATCAAGGCCGAGCGCGGCCGCACCTTCAGGTCATTCATTGCAGCGCTGAGCACCGGCCTTGCCGCTGAACACCCGGACATGCCGGAGATTCTTGAGTCAATCGGCGAGTTCGTGCCGATGGAAGCGCTGGTGCGGGGCCTCGGCTACAACGTCGAGTGGCGCGAGCGCATCGCGGCCAATGCCGGCGCACCGACCATTCGCAAACGCCTCTACCTGGTGGCGCGCAGTGACGGCAAACCAATCGTATGGCCCGCGGCGAAGCGCCACAAAATGCCGACGGCGAAACAGAAACCATGGCGCACGGCCGCCGAGTGCATCGACTGGAGCAACTTGGGCCGCACCATCTTCCGCGACAAGCCGATGGCAGTGAACACCATGCGACGGGTGGCCAAGGGCTGCTGGCGGCATGTACTGACCAGTGCGAAGCCATTCATTGTCCCGATGCGAGGCACTTCTGAATCACACACCAGCACCCACGGCGTCGACGAAGCGCTGTCGACCATCAGCGCCGGAGGCACACATCACGCTCTGGTCCAGCCGGTGGCGGCGCCATTCCTTACCGAGTGCGCCAATGGGTCAGCCCAACGCAACTTTGACGTGCAGGAACCTCTGCGCACGCAGGTCGCCCAGGTCAAGGGTGGCCACTTTGCATTAGCCGCGGCGAACATGGTCACTCTGCGAAAAGGTTCTGTCGGCGCCGACGTTGCTGGTCCGCTGGGCGTTGTCGCTACCAGCACCGGGCATCATGCGGTATCGGTGGCGTTCTTTGAGCAGGCAAACGGCGGTTTCTACGACGGCGACGGCCGAGCCGCCGACTCGCCGCTATCGACTATCTGCCAGTCCGGCGCCAATCAACGACTGGCCAGCGCCTACCTGGTGAAGTACTACGGCAACGAGAAGGACGGCATTTCGCTTACCGAGCCGATGCATACCCTGCCGACAAAGGACCGGGTCGCACTGGTCGAGGTCGTGCAGGTGCCGGACACGCTCACACCTGAGCAGATGGAAGGCGCCCGGCGCTGCGCTGCATTCATGCATGAGCACTTGCCGGAACACTTCAAAGACCCGGCTGAGATGGTCATGGTCGGCGGGTATGTACTGGTGGACATCACCCTGCGCATGCTCCAACCGCCTGAACTGAAGCGCGCCCAGGGCTTTGCCGAGAGCTACATCATCGACCGCGGGCTGTTCGTTGATCCGGTCACTGGCGCCGAAGAATGGCGCGATATCAACAAAACGGACCAGGTCCGGCTGATCGGAAACAGCGTCTGCCCGGATGAAGCCGAGGGCCTGGTCCTGGCTAACGCCGCCGACATCATCGAGCTTTACCAGCGCCTCGCTGCATAACTCCCAACTCGACCGCCCGGGCATGACCCGGCATAGGACGCCCCATGCCCACAGAAAACCGACCGGCAGATCCGTTCGGGCCAAACGGCCGAACCTTCCATATACATTTGAGCGTGCGCGGCGCACTGCGCGACTTCAGCAAGCGCCAGCTCAAAGGTATGTTCCGCTTCGAAGGTGGTCGTGATTGCACCGCCGACGAGGCGAAGGATCATCTGCTTGAAGCGCTGGCCCAGGGCAAAGAGGTTCTGCCATTCGGGCCGCCCTGTGAGGGTTTCGATTTCGCCGGAAACGGCTGCCCCGGCCACGACAAGGAGCCAACATGATCAATCTCTTCTGGCGCCTGGTCGCCAAGCTGCTGGCACGCCCTGCCATTTCAGCCTGGCTCATCGACCGCGCCAAGCGCACGCCTTACCTGCACATCATGTCCGCCGACGGCGCCGAGATGTACATGGGCCGCTGGTGGCTGTTCAACCCGTACGACCGGGACAATCATAGATCGCGGCTCTGGTGGTGCCCGTGGTCAGTGCGGATCCACCACATCAAGCGACCGGACAATGACCGTGATCTGCACGACCATCCGTGGAACGCCCGCACGATCATCCTGCGCGGCGGTTACACAGAACAGCGCCTGCTAGACCACGAAGACTCGGCGCTGGCTGGCCTGAACGTTCCAGCATCCGCCCAGGCCACCGAGTACATCGATCGCCGCCCGGGCGACACCGCCTCACTCAGCTATGGCGAGTACCACCGGATCGACAGCGTTGCCGAGGGCGGCGCCTTCACCCTATTCATCAGCGGCCCCTACCAGGGCACTTGGGGTTTTCTGGTCAGCGGCGTCAAGGTTCCTTGGCGCACCTACACGGGTACGGACAATTGAAGGGGTTCAAAGTGAGCGAGCCAACAATTACTTATCTCGGCCCGGCGCGCGCGGCTGACACCGGAGATTGCGGAATGAATAAGCATTTCAACGATGCCGTCGACCCCTACGACGGCGGCCTGACGATCTGCCGGGGCTGCAAAGCTCAGGGCACCTTCACGGAACTGCCCGACGGCGACTGCCCAACGCCTTACAAGCCAGACAGCGTGCTGCTCGCAGAATCCATGGCCCGCGAACAAGCTCTGCAGCTGCGCCTGAACGCAGCTGATCAGCGCATTGACGAACTGACCATCCCAGATGGCTACTGCATCATGCCCGTCCGCCTTACAGCAGAGAACGGCGCCAAAGGCCTACTACTTGGTGAGTTTCAGTTGAGTGTCACCCAAGACTGTCCTGAGTGCGCTGAACTGGAGGAGCCTTCGGAGTTCTGCAACATCTGCGACGGTGAGGGCGAGTACGGCCAGCAGCATACGATTCCATGGGACCAGATAAAATTCATCTACAGCAAGGCTGTAGGCGGCCTATCTATCAAAGCGCCGGCCCGGCAGCCTCGCCTAACGGATGAGGTTCAGATCAAGGGCATGATCGAGGCCATCGGCGGCAAGTTCGCCATCATGATCGATGAGGCAAACGCCCACTACGGCTGGACCTTCCAGCGCCACCCCGATGGCATGTGGGTGTCGGGACGCAAGGCCACTGATGCAGAGATGCACGCCGCACGCACTCACGCCCACATCACCAGTCAGCAGTAACTCCCTCCCCCTTCAAAGTCAGCCGCTTTAGCGGCAAAGGAACAGTCATGCCTGAAGAAAAGTTGATTGGCCCCGTTGCAGTTGTGCGCGACGAGGACGGGTATTGGTGGCACCCGGACATCCCAGAATTCGATGACGACCACGAAGCCTACAAAGCGTGGCTCGATGGCCAGCGCCTCAAAGTGGTCGGCTGGCATATGGAGTCGGACCTGGAAGCCCATCCTTATTGGGATGCTGACGCCTGCCACTGCCTCGGATGGGAGCCCGAAACGCCGCCCGCGTATGAGTGGTTCCTGCTCGGCATTTTCGACACTGAAGACGGACCATACGTGCAGTGGGCCCGGCGCGAGGTGATGCCATGAAAGCACTTTCCATTCGCCAGCCCTGGGCCTGGTTGATCGTCAATGGACACAAGCACATCGAAAACCGCGACTGGCCGACGAAATTCCGCGGCCGCTTCCTGATCCACGCCTCGAAAGGTATGACCCGGCAGGAGTACGAAGATACCCGGGACTTCGCCAGCTCCATGGGCGTCGAAATCCCTGGCTTTGACGAACTGGATCGCGGCGGTGTGGTTGGAGTTGCTCATCTCTACGATTGCGTGGATCGAGCCGAATCGCCTTGGTTTTTCGGAAAGTACGGTTTTGTCGTCGACTCAGCAGAGCCTGTTCCGTTCGTGCCGTACAAAGGCCAGCTTGGCTTTTTCGAAGTCCCAACGGAGGCGCTGCAATGATCCTGCTCACAGCGCCAGCCCTCGCCTACATGGCCTGGCTCATCTACAAGGGGCCACGGCGATGAATAGATCAGTGACCGAACAAGACTTCAGAAAGCCAGAATTCAGGGGGGAAAAGCCGGAGGACTACGAATTCCGGGAAGACGGCGCCGTTGTCCGCAAGGATCGCTGGCAAACGGCGATCCATCAGATTCGCTGCACTGTCGGGCCTAAAGGCCGGGAATTTGAAATCGCAGACGTGGTTAGGGCCGTCGAACAGATCGCAGGCAACTGGCATGACGCCGACCCAGAAGAAGATCCGGGTGTGCCGATGATTGATCTGCGGCTTTCCTGCGGAACGATCCTGACTCGGTGCGAGCGCCGCTCACTGCCTTTCACCTACCACTGGGAATTCGGCGCTATCGATTTCACCAGCAAAGACTTCGGCGCTGACGTCATTGAGTGGCAAGAGTCGCCGCCAACGCCCGCCGAGCCGATCTAACGCCTCTTCAACCTACCAGCCTGCCGGTAAACGGCAGGCGAGGAATCCGCATGCCTGCAAACTGCGAGTACAGCATGACCCGGAGTGATGCCATGGATTTGGCCGGCATCGCTCAGTTCGATTTGGCAATGCGCCGCGAGGCGCTCACCGCCTACCTACAACTGAACGGTTCGCAGCGCCTGGTTGAGCTGCTGGCACAGTTCATCGGCATGGCCAACTCGGTCGCCGAGAACTGCGCCGAGATGAGCGACCAGGTGTTGATCGAAGAGTGTGGAGTCCATCCCGACAAATTCACCAGCGTGAACCTGCCAACCATCATCGGCGCATGCCAGGGCGTCCAGATCGCCAGCAAGTGCGACCCGAAAGGCGCGTGCCATGGGTGCGCGTACAGGCTGGGATCAATTGCCAATCAGTCACCCATTACAACCTGCGATGCCGAGTTCATGGCTCACGACCGAAAAGGCTTCATGTGTCACGCACACCTGGATGAACAGGGCGAGCCCACGAAGTTCTGCGTCGGCCATGCCAAAGCAGCCACCCAATAACCACCTTCTGCCGCCACGCGCGGCATGGAGCATTCATGAGCAAAGTAACCCTCGACGAATGGGCGGCGGCCGAGTTCAAGACGCCACCCAGTCCCAACACCTTGCGCAAATGGGCGCGAGAAGGCCGGATCGCACCGATACCGGTCAAGCACGGGCGCAACTACTATGTAGAATCCAACGCCCACTACCAGGAACCTGACCAGCAGCCCGTCCGGATCGTCGGTGGCAGCCTGATCAGCAGAATAGAGAGAGCACGCAATGGCGCCCAGGCCGCGTAACACCGGGTCGAAGGATCTCCCGCCCAATCTCTACCGCAAGACCGACGCTCGCAACGGCGTCACTTATTACACGTACCGCGACCCAGTCAGTGGTCGCGTGTTCGGCCTGGGCAAAGACAAGGAGGCGGCCATTCGTGAGGCCGTCGCCGCCAACCATGCCGACACCGTCAAGCCAACCCTCACCGAGCGGATCAGCACGCCAGCGCCAGCTCCCGGCAAGCTGTTTTCCGAATGGCTGGATGAATACCGCGAGCTATTCGCGGAGCGCAAGCTGTCTGCAAGCAGCAACAAAAACGTGGGCATGCGGATAAATCGACTGGCTGCGGTGTTCGGGTCAAAAGGGATCAAGGAAATCACAACGATGGATGTGGCCGATTACCTGACAGGTATGGCCAAAGAAGGGAAGGCGCAGATGGCCCGGGCGATGCGCTCGCTATTGCGAGACGTGTTCGCCGAGGCTCAGGCGCGGGGGTGGGCAGACACCAACCCGGTCGAGGTGACCAAGGCGGCGCGGGTGAACATCAAGCGCGAGCGGCTGACGCTGGAACTGTGGAAGGCAATCTATGAGGAAGCCACGAAGCCGTGGCTGCGCCGGGCGATGGAACTGGCAGTACTTACCGGACAGCGGCGGGATGACATCGCCTCGATGCTGTTCAAGGATGTGCATGACGGCTTCCTGCATGTCGTACAGTCCAAGACCGGCGCCAGGCTTCGGATCAGCACCGGCATCCGACTTGAGTCGGTCGACCTTGATTTGGCCCAAGTCGTCAAACAATGCCGAGATAACGTTCTGTCACAACACCTGGTGCACCATGCAAAGGCGCCGGGGCGGGCCAAGGCTGGCCAACCGGTGGTGCTGGACACGCTGAGCTCGGCGTTTGCCGAAGCTCGGGACAAAGCCGGCGCGAAGCTGGGGATAACTTTTGGTCGGCAGCCACCGTCCTTTCACGAACAGCGCTCACTGGCGGCAAGGCTTCATGAGCTCGAAGGCCGCGATGCCCAGAAACTACTCGGTCACCGTTCGGCCTCCATGACCGATCTGTACCGCGACAGTCGAGGCGCTGAGTGGATCGACGTGGCATAA